CTGAAAAGAATTCACAACCCTCTGTTGCCCCAGAGGTGTCGCGGTTTGAGCAAGCCGCCAATAAAATCAAATCCGCCAGATACACAGCTACCAAAAGTACGCTCGTCATTTTGCAGGCAACGGCAAGTCTGCTTAGTGGTTTGATTTCGTCCGCTGGCTTTGTAGCTTTCGCCGAGAAAGCTAATAAATATCTCAATCATCAACACGATTGGGAGTGGAAATTTAAAAAGCCTGTTCGTATGGCTTTTCTTACAATAAAGGCTGTTCTTTCGATTTGCCTTTTGTTTTTTGGGTTTCTCAATGGTTCTTACCATCTTTGGGAGATCGCTCTTGGTTCTCCAAACACTTCCGCTTTCACAAGCGGCTTTGCTACTCCTGACTTCACAAACATGACGCAAGCTGAGATCAATCAAGCTTTCATGTCAGCGTTGACAGCCCCTCGTCAAATCTTACCTTTTGGTTGGATGATGGTTGTTGATGTTGTTTATTTTGTGATTCGTTATGTTGCCTATTTTGGCATTATTCGTGTCATTGAGTGGTTTGTTTGGACAACTGTAGCTGAAATGGAGGCGGAACGCCGTGCTGAAATTCAACGAGAAATGCGTAATGCGTTTGTTGTTGCTGCAGCTCAGGGCGTCCTTGCCTCTGTTCCATCTGAGATAGCTCAAGAAGCTGGTCAAGTTTATGTTCTGTTGCAAACAGTTATAAAGCCTTTTATTGCTTTTAGTGGTGTGTTCCTTGGGATTTTTTGGTATGCCAAAGCTTCCAAGTGGTTACACTTAATTAGTGACCTGACAGGATCGCAGTTTGTTTGTTATTGGACAAATCGATTCTTTTCCTGGTTCACCACTGATAAGGCAAAAAGTTCTTTTGAAACTAAACTCATGTCGCCTGAATCCAAATGGCGTTTTGTCTCGCCTATGTATTGGACAAAGGTTGTGTATGAGAAAACTTGTGTTTCATTGAATTGGATTGACCGTCAAGCCCGTCCATGGAAGGACAACTCTATTGAAAAAGAAGCATATGATGCCGCCAAAGCTGATACCCTTCAGTTTATGGCTCAAGACAGTGCGAAAACTCGCGATGAGAAACGTGCTCAGCTTGCTGCTTCGTATGATTTGAAATTTAAACAGGGGGCCACACAAGGCTCCACTTCTGCTCCCAGTTCTCAGCCGAACTCTCCTAAGTTAGGTGATGAAACTGTTCAACAGTTTCAAGAACGTCATGAGTCTAAATCTCCCGTCAGGCAGGAACAATATTCTCCGATGTTTTTCACTGCTTGGTTTTCACTTGCAAGTGCAATTTTGTACTTTATCTGGCCCACTAAGGTCAAAGTGAAAGCTGTTAAGGTTGTCAAGAAGGATCGCCGTCGCCGTGTTCAAGGTGGCGATGATTCCTCCGATTCTGAAGGTGAGGTTGAAGCTGAGGCTGATGTCGAACCTAAGGAAGAAAAAGGTAAGAAGCGTAATAAGAAGGTTAAGTCTGATGATTATGATAATCAAGATAATTACGCTGATCACCGTGACCCCTCTGATGAGGAAGATCCTACGCTTAACGATGAAGATGAGGCTGACAAATATCATGAGTCTGGTAAAATCAAAGCCTCGGACAAACGTGCGAAGCAGCGTGAGGCTGCCCGCAAAGAATACATTTCGGTTAATCGCGATCAAATTGCCAAACTTGATGCATTAGCCGATAAAGTCAACAAGCAACAACAATCGATTGAACCTCTCATTCAATTTGTTCAAGAACAAAAGTCTGTTGCTGAAAAAAAACGTGCCGTTGTTGTAACTTCTACAAAGTGCAAGTTCGTTAACTGTACTTTTTCTGGTAATCAAAAAGCCCGTAAAGAGCATGCTCTGAAAATGCACCCTGGTTATTGTTACGCCTGTGCAAAAGCTGCCCATAAAGGTTTTCACTGTAATGGTCGCCAAGTTGAAGTTAAACAACAACAGGGCACGATCCCTCAAATGATGCCACTTAAAAACACAATTTTGAAGTGTATGGCCACTGTTTATGCTTATGAGGATGTTAACTCAAAGCAAATTAAGAAACGCCTTGGTTATGCAACCCGAATCGCTGATTGGTTGTTAATTCAAAATCATTTGTGTGATGGTCTCACACCTGACTCAACGATTACACTTGTTGACACTGCTGGTAAGGAACAGCATTTTACTGCTGATTTATTTCAAAAAAATCATAAGGATATAAAATACATCGATCCCGATTTTTTGCTTGTGCCCATGCGCCATGTCAACCAATTGAACTTAGCTAGTGCTAAGGGTATGATCATTGATCACACCGATTTTTCTGATTCCCATCAGGCTGGTTATCTCATCAATGCGATTGATAGTCGCGGCGTTGCTGCCATTGAGGTAATTCAACCCAAAGGTGATGAAAAACACCCTCGTTTGAAATACGCTGCCCACACTGAGGCTGGTGACTGTGGTTCTTTAATCACGGTTCCTAGTACTAAGGGTTATCGCGTAGCCGGTGTCCATCGTTTTGGGTGGACTGGCCAAACTGTCTCTGAGGCTGAAGTGTTTCCGAAGGAGCTTTTTGCTCTTTTAAACACCAAGGCCCCAGTGACCAATTAGGTTGCTGGGGTGAGTATTATCAGGTGAGTGAAACCCCAGTGGCTCACCCTGAAATCTACCCCCAGGTAACATGTCACACTAGGGTACCTAACTTTAATTCTCCGAAAGATAGGTATGTAAAACAACAGGAGCTAGATGTATATGAAACTAAGTTATTTACGCCCGCTTTAAGTGAGGTCGAGCGTCCGTTCGACACACCTCTGAAGTACAATAGGGCGACAACTGATTTTTCTGTTTTTTCTTTAAATAAAGTTATCGATTATATTGAGAGTAAATTAACGCAAGCAGGTTTCAAAGAATTTGAACCTCTAAATTTTTATGAGTCAGTCAATCAATTAGACCGCTCTACCGGGGTTGGTTACCCCCACTCGCGCAAGTTCAAAAGTAAAGCTGACATGCTAAATGATCCCGTTGCTTATACGCGGCTTAGCAAGTGCTTTCACACTTGTCCGATACATGGTTTTTACACCAGTTTCCCTAAGGGAAATGAGATTTTGAAAAACGGTAAACGTGTTCGCCAAATCTGTGGTTGCGATATTTCTGTCGCTTTGAAAGGCATTTCTGTGTCCCATTCCTTCAATAAAGCTCTAGAGTGTAATCCACTCTTACCTATTATGGTTGGTATTTCCAAGTATAAAGGAGGATGGAACGCAATGTCTAACAAGCAGAAACAATGCTTCATGGAAATGGCGCTTGATGCGTCCGATTTTGATGCAAGTGTCGCCGCTTCATTGCTGCGAGCTGTTTGCGAACTACGCTGTCGCTTTGCGCCAGCGCATGCGCACGAACGCATTAGGCAATTGTATGAACATTTAATCCGTAAATTCATCGTCGATCTTGATGGTCGTATCTATGCTACTGATGGTGGTATGGCTTCCGGGTCAATTTCAACGGCCCATGACAACTCATTAATATCCTGGATGTTATTCCTGTGCTTTATTCAACATAAGTACGGCACATTTGATGCTGCTGACTCATTTGAACAAGCTTTTTACGGTGATGACGCCTGGATTGGAGCTAAGAACAAGAAATTTCCAATATTCACAACTTCGGAAATTAAAGAATTTTACCTTGCTGGTAATTTCTTTTTGAAAACTGAAGGTTGGGTCAAGCCTTTTCAGGCTGACTTCTTGTCTTTGAAAACGAGTTTTGAGAAGGGATGTTATATCCCTGTCACTACGCGTGCTCAAAAGATGTTGTCCTCAATGGGCTGGATAGAACGCGATCACGCTCTTGATGTCCCGCTTGTTTTGGCAAAACTTTGTTCTCTTCGAGCAACATTATATGGTACAACTGAATTCGACATAGCTGATAAACATGTGCGCAAGTACATGGATCGTTATGCTAAGGAGTATGCTTCCAATCGTGCATGGCAACGTGCCGTTAGGTTGTACGAAACTCCTGGTCAGATTTTTTCTTTCATTGTCGGTCAGCAAAGCACCTATTTCTTCTCGAATGATGATTTTGAATTTTTACTATTGGTCGATAGTTTCAAGTCATTGTACAGTTTTTTAAACGGTAGGTGGACCTTAAATATTCAGCCTACCAAAATGTCTTCAGAGAAGAAAACAAATAATAAGCCCAAGAAACAAACCCGCCAAACACAAAAACCCAAGTCTGCTGCTCCTGTTAAGCAACAGCAAAGCATACCCAGGCCGCCACGCTCAAAAGCTGTCGTTCGCTCAGCTAAGCGCGAAACAATGCCTGGACCACCACCACAAACACGCATGAACCCAGTTCATGAGCACCTTAAGGTTGCTCGAGGGAGGCCTGGCCATAACAAGCCTAAGTCTCGATTGCGAAGTGCAATTGATGAAGCCGGTAGCGCAACCGCTGCTGTTGCAGTCAATTACATTAAAGCTCTTTTCAATCCAGACGAGTCCCCTCCTGCCCCTTATCCTGACTCTGATCCTATGCCGACTGTGGTTACCAAATCCTTCGCCCGATACCCTTTTACGTTTATCACTGATTCTGGTAATTCAAAAGCAGTATATGGTATTGCTATACAAAATCGCCCAAAATCTCAAATCGCCGTTACAACGGCATCTGCTTCTGGTACACTCACGTGGACTGCCATACAGGATGATCCTCTTTTCTCCTTTCTTACTAGTAACGCCGCCCGTTACCGTGTCAACGCCCTCAAAGCTCATGTGCGCTCTGTTGGAGCTGAGCTCTACGAGGGCGGGGTCATATATACCGGCAACATGATAACAAACTCTGCATCGTCAAGTAGTTATTCTGCGCCGACGTCTGCGGCTACAATTACTGGTACGTCAGGGATGGAGTGTTCTCGTCTTGGCAACCACCATGAGGTGGTTTGGCTCCCTGTTGATCAATCTGCACACAACTTCCGCAATCCTGCTGATTTAGGAGGTGTCACTACAGACGACATGGGGTTAAACTCCGCCGTCATTATTTATATTGACATGGGTGCTGCCTCTGGCACTGTTGCCACCAACTTTGCTGGTTTTCTTGAAGTTGTTTGCGATTATGAATATATTCCTTTCCCTGCAATGGTTGCGCCTCTTAACCCAACTGTTACTGTCGCCGATGTTGGTAAAGTTGCTGAAATTGAAGGTGAGGCCTTGACAAAGGTCACATCTAATTCCAGCACTACCCAGACCTCGTCGGATGATAGCAACCTACTTTCAAAAGCATTTAATTGGGTTGTTAAGGAGTTCCCCGTCGTTGAGACGATTGGGAATGTTGCTAGCACACTGTTTGATTGGGTTGGCGGCTTGTTCGCCGCGACCGACAATCAGCACGTTGCTCATAGCGTACATTTGGCTTTTACAGCTGAGCTCCTTACATGTCGCGCTGCTTGGATGCAACTCAATCGCTCCGAGCCCGGCCATACTGAAGCGGAATGGGATCAAATCGCACAAAAGATCTCCGCTGCTTATCCTTCACCTCTTCTTGCTCGTCCTGTCCCTGTTGCAAAACACTTTCGCCAGGGTATTGTTCCTCTCTTAACGGAGAAGGATCAATCCGACGTTTGGCTTATCGCCTTGAAACGTTTGCGCCAGTACATTGATGTCCCTGATGACCTTGTTAAGCGCGCTGGTTCGATTGGATGGAACGATGCTTCACCTGTTGTCACTACGCAGTTTCAACATGAGGAGGTTAAGTCTCAAATGAGCACGTGGGATCCTGTTGCACCACTTCAAGAAAAACGATCTCGCTCGAGTACACCTGCTCGCCGCATCCCTTAACCATGGATGCAATCTTGCTCTCTCTTTCTCTATTTTCTTTCTAGCTTAAGTTATTGTTATGGCCCACCCGTGTAAGTCTCAGTTAATGCCTTGATTCAACGTCCGGCCGAGTTGAGCTTTGGGACGGCCATGCTATAAACAATGAAATAAACAAATAAACAATATATTAAATTTAACATTTTGGAGGTGCGCACTACGGTGCGCACCAAGGCTTCCTGCTATCGTTGTTGTACATATACACTTCGCAGCTTGTGCCTCCACGCTCAAAAGCGGCAACGTGAAAACCTTCACTGCTCCGCTGGAAAACAAAGTATGTGCTTTTGCGCATCAACTGAATGCTTTTAAGGGCAACTTGGTCACCAAGTTGTGTCCATGAGGTGGCAGTATAACCTTTGCCGAGGTTCTGCTGTTGCTTCCGGATTTTATGACGCATACGGCTCACGCCGTGGGGTTCTTCAACTAACCCCCCCCCTCTAATTCGCGTCGAATGTGGGTCTTTTGGATCACGCCAGCAGTTTGCAAACGGGCAAGCTGCGGTCCTGGCGGTCCTCAGCTGTTTGCTTACTCACTGGCAGGTTGTGTTTTCTACCTGCCTCATAGGGGAGAAAATCGCATTACTATGCGTACATTGAAATGTTCCTCAACGGGATTCTTTTCTACACTCCGATAATAGGGCCCTCTGCTGGGTCATGTAGTGTTTTTCAGATTACCGTGTTTCTTTGTGCGCTGGTGTGTGGTTATGTTGAAACGAATAATACAACCG